CAATAATAGGTTTTACTATTACAGGATATTGTATTGGATTATCAATACATAGATTATTGACAAAAAAGCATACAGTTTAATATATTTATAAATTAACAATCCTAGCTTATCAAAAATAAAATTCAATATAAATTAATAAAAATACCGTATTATTCAATAAAGAATATGCGGTATTTTTTAGTTAACAATTCAATTATATTAGGAGGAAAGAAAATGGAGAATATAAATATTAAAAATGAAGAGGTATTAGTAAAAAGAAATAGTCAAGGGGAGTTAGTTGTAACCAGTAGACAAGTTGCAGATCATTTTGGAAAGAGACATGCAGATGTAACTGAAATTATAAGAAAATTAACTACGGAAAATTCCGCAGTTAAAAATATGATGATTATGAGTAGCTTCCAACATAAAGGAAATGAATATATAGAATATTTGTTAACTAGAGATGGTTTTAGTTTGTTAGTAATGGGGTTTACTGGAGCAAGAGCTTTAGAATGGAAACTTAAGTATATAGAAGCATTTAATCAAATGGAAGAAGCTATTAAAAACCCATATGCTCATTTAAGTAAAGAGTTACAAGCTATATTTACATTAGATATTGAGCAGCAAAGAATAAAGAGTGATGTAAAAGAATTAAAAGAAGGTATGCCATTATTTAATGTTGAGTGTAAAGAGCTTCAAGCGTTAGTTAGGAAGAAAGGTATAGAAATATTAGGTGGCAAAGTAAGTCATGCATATAAAGATAACAGTATAAGAGGTAAAGTATATTCAGATATTCAACATCAAATTAAAAGAGAGTTTGGAGTTACCAGATATGAAGCTATAAAAAGAATTCAGTTAGATAAAGCTAAAGAAATAGTAAATGGATATAAAGCTCCTTATGTATTAGAGTATGAAATTAAGAAAGTTAATTCTCAAATTAATTTTGGAGAGGTGATCTAAAGTTATGATATATGAAAGTAATGAAGTTAAAAAGAAAAATGGATTCGAGTATAAGGAGCAGAGAATGGCAATAGATACAGGGGATAGAGTTAATGATATTAATATACAAAATGCAGTAATTCATGTATTAGATATGAATGCTGAAGAACCTATATTAAACGAATATGCTTTAGATTTAACAGAAGATACTTATATGTTTTTATACAAGCATATAGATAAAATATTTAAAAGTGATAATTTAGTACCTGCAATATTTAATGATGAAAGAAATATAGTTAGGGAAATATCAGAAGAATTCTTAAATGGATTAGAAGGTAATCTTATAGAAGTGTCTAAGGCATTAGCAAGACAATTATTCTACATTATGAAAGAAAACATATATATTCCAAGTTGTGATCTTATAGTAACAGTAATATATACTGACCAAGGGCCAATGATAGGAATACTTAAGTTAGATTATGTTAATAGTTTTACACACCAAGTAGAGTTCAATGATGATAAAATCGCAGTTGGGTTAATAAAACATTGTGCAGCATTACCAGGAGGGAGTCAAAGAATTAAACAAGCAGCGTTTATAAAACCTAATAAAGAAGGTCAGAAGTTTGATTTATGGGTACTAGATGATAAGAAAAATACCAAGAAAGAAGATGAATATTCTGCAAATTACTTTATGAATAGTTTTTTATGTTGTAGTCAAATTAGTGATAGCAGAACATTAACTAAAAAATTTATAAATGCAGTAGAAATATGGACTAGAAGTAATATAACAGAAGATGCAGGACAAGCAGAAAAAGTAAGAAGTACAGTTAAAAAGGAATTAATAAATAAAGATAGTGTAGATGTTGAGGAGTTATCACAAAAGTTATTTAGTAATGATACTGATAAAAAGCAAGGTTTTGAAGGTTTTATTAAATCAAATGGGATAGAAGAGGAAATAAAACTTGATAAGGATTATGTAAAAAAGAAACTTAAAAAGGTTAAATTAAAAATAGATAATGATATAGATTTAACTATTGATAAAGAAGCTTATAATGATCCAAGCAAATTTGAAATTCATCATAATAATGATGGAAGTATTAATATGATAATTAAACATGTAATGAATTATATAGAAAAATAAAGAAGAATAAGGAGAAATGATGGATTACAAAAAGATATATATAGAAGAGGTAAAAATATTTAATGATATATCCAATAAGTTTGACAATTTAGTAGAAGAGGATATAGCAGGAGCATTTGAGCTACAGAAAGAAAGTATACAGGCTTATAATAGATGGTCAAATATTAAGTACAGTATAAAGAAAGAATTAAAAAGAGGACAAGCAACAGCAACAAAAGAAAGACTTGAAGAAATATGTATATATCTTAAGCATATACATACAGTTACTAAAGCGATATGGCTAAAAGCAAAAGAAGATTTAAGACAACATAATTAGGAGAGTGTGATTATAGAATGAAAGATAAAGAAAGAGTAGCAAAGGCAATTATAGATATGCATGATAAATTAGGACATGAAAAATTTAATACAGTGGTTAAAATATTCATGGATTCTATAGAAGTTAAAAAAGAAAAGGGAGAAAATATTGACTTTAAAACTATAAAGATAACATTAGAAGATTCAATAAAAATAGCCAATACAATGCATGATGAATAGAAGAGGTGTAATCATGAAGAAGATAGCAAAGAGAATTAAAAGATATAAAGAGTTAAAAGCAGATATAGTAGACATAGATTTAAAATTACAAGAGTTAGAAGAGGATATGTTAGGAATAACAGAACAACCAAGTGGAGAAAGAACTGGGAAAACATATAAAATTACTTCTAGTGTAGAGCTTCAAGCTGAAAAACATTTAGAGGAAAAAGAAGGGCTGTTAAAGCAAAGAGCAACTAAGATAAGAGAGATAGCAAGAATAGATAATGCATTAACAGTATTAAAAGAAGAGGAAAGAGATATAATAGAAACAGCTTTAATAGAACAAAAGAGATATAGTTTACTAGAGATAAAATATAATAGAACTTACTCTAGGATAAAACAAATAGAAGGGGAAGCAGTAAAGAAGATGGAAAAGTATCTAGCTTAAGGGGAATTTAGATAATATAAAAGAAAATTATAGAAAAACTATAAAATAGCTGTAAGTATTCTAAAATAATATGGTTTATAATTTAAAATGGACATTGATAAAACCTCCTAATAAATATATAAAAAGCACTTAACAAGAAAAAGTTAGGTGCTTTTTGTATTTTATTAAATAATGAAAGGAGTTCAATATATTTAAATGCCATTAAAGAGTTGTAAGTATTGTGGAAGAATACATAAAAAAGATTTTGTATGTCCAATGAAACCTAAGAGTAATAAGTACAAAACAAGTGAAGCAGATAAATTTAGATGGACAAAGGCATGGCAAAGGAAGAGAGAAGAGGTAAAGAGAAGAGATAAATTTTTATGTCAGGTATGCATAAGGAAGTTATATAACACAATAAAGAAGTATAACTATAATGACTTAGAAGTACATCATATAGTACCAATTAAAGAGGAGTATGAACTAAGATTAGAAGATAGCAACTTAATAACTGTGTGTGAATATCACCATGAATTAGCAGAGCAAGGAACTATACCAAGGGATGAGTTATTGGCTATTGTACAAGCACAAGAAGAGGAGAAAAATACTTAGATATACCCCCGGGTATTATGACACTTTCAGAGGGGTCCTTAGAACACCACGTGTCCACCTCGGAACATAAAATATTCCCACATCAGCTTTTAAAATTTATTTTTAGAAAGGAGTTGATAATATGCCTACACCACCAAAACCATTTTCAGTTTTAAAAAGTGAGGGGAAATCTCATAGAACAAAGAAAGAATTAAAACTTAGAGAGCAAGGTGAAAAGGCTCTAAGTACAGGAACGGCATTGAAAGCTAGAAATGAAGTTAAGAAAAATAAAATAGCAAATAAAGAGTTTAAGCGTATCAATGAGCTCCTTAAGAAAATAGAAAAGAATGATGCAATATATGAAGCTGTAATAAATAGATATTGTTTAATATATGCTGAAACAATGGAGTTTGAAGAAAAGAAAAATAAACTTTATGAGTTAGTTGAGAAGCTAGAAAATCAATTCGAAGAATCTATAGAATATTTAGAGAAAGAAGAGTTAGCTAAGGAAACAAGAAAATTTACTAGAGCAATTTCTGATTTGGTTGCTTCTATAGTAGATTTGGATAAACAACTTCAACCTAAGAGAAAAATGCTTTTAGACATAGAAAAAGAAAATATTATGACTATAGCTTCAGCTTTAAGAGTTATCCCTAAAAAGCCAGAAAATGATAGTGCAAAAGAAACTATATTAAAGGTGTTGAATGGAAATAGTTAAGAGTACAAAGGCTTATGAATATGCTCTTTTTTGTGCAAATAATACAGATAGAAAAGTTCCTAAGTATGTAAAGAAACAAGCTATACAGTGGTTAGATATAGTTGAGGGGAATAATGAAGAAGCTTATGTTGATGAAAAAGAAATTAAAAAGATAATAAATATCCTTAAGTTAATGATTCATCCAGATCTAAGATGTCCAATGAATGAAGGATTAGAGGATTATGCTTGGTTTTTAATTATAGCAACTTTATGCACAAAGCTTAAAAATGATAAGAATTTAGATATAAGATATTATGAAACAGCCTTGCTAGAGATAGCTAGAAAGAATTTTAAAACCTTCAATTCGGCTGTTATTTTTATTATATTACTTATTACCGATAAGCAATTTTCAAGGTTCTATTCAGTAGCACCAGATTTAAAATTATCAAGTGAATTAAAGGTAGCTATAAGAAAAATAATTAAATCAAGTCCACTTTTAGCAGATGATGAAATATTTAAGGTTCTAAGAAGTGAGGTTAGATGTTTACTTACAGATAGTGAATATATACCTTTAGCTTATTCAGAAGATAAAATGGATGGAAAGTTGGCAAATGCATTTTTAGCAGATGAAGCTGGAGCTATGGATGATTATCCTATTGAAGCAATGAGATCATCACAAGTAACTTTATTTAATAAGCTAGGAATAATTATCTCAACTCAATATCCTAACGATAACAACGCTATGTTAACTGAAATTGATATTTCTAAAAAAGTCTTAGATGGGTTAATTGATGATGAAAGAAGATTTAGTCTTTTATATGAGCCAGATGATGATTTTTTAGGGGAGGATAAGTGGCAAAGCGAAGATTTAATAATTTATCAAGCTAATCCAGTTACTTTAAAGTGGGAACATATTTTCAATGCAATAAAGAAAAAAAGAACAATGGCCGTTTTATATGAAAACAAAAGAGAAAATTACTTATGTAAGCATAATAACATAAAGTACAAAGGATTAGGGGTAGAAGGGTATATTGAAATTACGAAAGTGAGAGAATGCAAAGTGAGTAAAAATAAAGATTTTTGGCAAGGTAAAAAAGTATATTTAGCCTTTGACTTATCTCAAAGTGGTGATAATACTGCAGTAGCTATGGTTACAGAGTATGAAGGGGATATTTATACTAGAGTGTGGGGATTTATACCAAGTGATAAAGTAGAGTTAAAATCCAAAAAAGAGAATGTTGATTATAAAAAACTAATTAAAGATGGTGTATGTTTTGCTTGTGGAGATGAGGTAATAAGCTATAAAGAAGTGGAAGACTTTATATTAGGATTGGAAGAAGATTATGGAGTTGAAATACTGCAAATAGGTTATGATAGATGGAACGCTTTAAGCACAGCTCAAAAATTAGAAGCAGCAGGATATGAAATGGTTGAAATAAAACAACATAGTTCAGTATTACATATGCCAACAAAACTTTTAGAAGAAAAAATTTTAAGTAAAAAATTCAGTTATGAAGAAAACAGGCTTTTAGAAATAAACTTCCAAAATGCTAGAGTTACAGAAGATACAAACAAAAATAAATATGTAAACAAGAAAAAATCAGAAGGGAAAGTTGATATGGTTGTAGCTTTAATTAATGCTATTTATTTATTACAACAAGAACAGTTAAATACAATAGATTGTACTATACAAGTTATTTAAAAGGAGTGAAATTGATGGGACTTATTGCTTATAAATGTTTAGAATGTGGACACTATACAATATCAAAGTATGATGGGAGAAGATGTGTAAAATGCAACGGTCATTTAGTACCATATGGAAAAGCTACTTTCGCAGATAAAAGTATATCAACTTCTACAGAAAAGAGGAATGGAAATATGAAATTAGTTTTAAAAAAAGATGATAATACGGAAGTAGAGGTTAAAGAAATACAATCTATAGATAAAGATTGCAAAACAATTATATTCTTTATAAACGTAAAGATAAGACTAGAGAATTTAAAAAAAATAGAGGAATATATAAGTAAGAAATTAGGTAAGGAAGTATTAATATTGCCTAATTTCTTTGAAAACAAAATTTATTCTTTAATGTAAAGAAAATTTCTACTAGAAAGGTGGTGAAATATGAATTTAAGGTTTTGGCGAAAAAAAGAAGAGAGAATGTCTTTAGAGGAGGTATTACTTCAAGCAGGAGTGCTAAAAGATACTATAGCTAAAAAAGAAGCCTTAAATATACCTTCTGTAAGTGCTTGTGTAGAAATGATAAGTAATACAGTTGCGGTTCTTCCTATAAAACTTTATAAAGAAAGTGATGGAAAAGTTGAAGAAGTTATTGATGAAAGAGTAGCTTTATTAAATGATGATACTAAAGATACTTTGGATGGGTTTCAATTTAAAAAAGCTATTGTGGAGGATTATTTGCTTAATGGAGCTGCTTATGCTTACATAGAAAGAGAAAGAAACAAAATAAAAGGTTTATATTATGTAGATAATAGACGTTTAAGCATAAGTATTAATTCTAATTCTATATTTAAAAGTTATGATATTTTAGTTGATGGAGTTACTTATAAAGATTATGAGTTTTTAAAAGTTACAAGGAAAACTAAAGATGGAATAACTGGAAAAGGCATTATAAAAGAGAATGATTTAGCATTAGCAACTGCATATAATTCCTTAGTTTTTGAAAATATATTAGTTAAGACTGGTGGAAATAAAAAAGGATTTCTTAAATCACAAGGGAAGTTAACGAAAGAATCCATTGCAGAGTTGAAGTCTGCTTGGGATAATATGTATAAAAATAATACGGAGAATGTTATTGTTTTAAATAATGGTTTAGACTTCTTGGAAGCTTCAAATACTTCTGTTGAAATGCAACTAAATGAAAATAAAAAGACTAATTTCGCATCAATATGTACAATATTTAATGTTACTCCTTCGTTATTAGAAGGAAAAGCAACTGATATAGAATACAATAACTTTATAAAGATAGCTATATTACCAATTTTAAAAGCTATAGAAACTTCCTTAAATAAGGACCTACTCTTGCCAAGTGAGAAAGGTTCTTTTTATTTTGCATTTGATACTAAGGATTTGTTAAAAGGCGATATAGAAAAGCGTTTTAAAGCATATGAAATAGCTACTAGAAATGGAATTATGCAAGTGGATGAAGTTAGATATATGGAAGATTTAGAGCCTTTGGGATTAGAGTTTATAAAATTAGGGCTTCAAGATGTTTTATATAACCCTAAAACAAAAGAAATTTACACTCCAAACACTAATAAATCTGTTAATATTGATAATCCATCAGATGATTTGAAAGGGGGTGAAATAGATGAAGATAGAAATAAGAAATGATAGCGTCTTGTTAGATGGGTATGTAAATGCAGTAGCAAGAGATAGTAGACCAATTCCAAGTGTAAAAGGCAAATTTGTTGAGCAAGTTATGCCTAAAACATTTGAAAGAGCATTAATGAAAGCTGAAAATGTAGATTTACTTTTAAATCACGATAAAAATAGAAAGTTAGGTTCTATAAAAGAAGGGAATTTAGAGTTATTTGAAGATAATATCGGTTTAAGAGCTATATGTACTGTTTTTGATGAGGAAGTAATTAAAAAAGCTAAGAATAATGAGTTAAGAGGTTGGAGCTTTGGATTCTATATAAATAAGGATCATTGGGAAGAAAAAGATGGTATTCAAAGAAGATATTTAGAAGAATTAGAACTTAACGAAGTATCTATCTTAGATAATACAAGAGTTCCAGCCTATATTGCTACTTCTATTGAAACAAGAGAGGGGCAAGATATTGTAAAAGAAACAAGAGGAGAAGAATTTAAAGCAGTAATAGAAGATAAATCCCAAAAAGAAGAAAAAAGAGAAAATAAAACTATTGATTATTCTCAATATGAAAAAGAAATAGATTTTTTAAAAATGAAAGGTGGAAAATAAGAATGAACGAAATAAAAATAAAAAGAATATTAGAAACAAGAGCATTGCCAACACTTATAGAACAAAGAAATAATTTACTTGATGAAATGGATAATCTATTAAATAAAGCAAAGGAAGAAACAAGAGCTTTAACGGATGAGGAAAATAATAGATTCGAAGTAATTAAGAATGAAATTTCAAAAATAGACAATACTTTAAAAGCAGAAGAGGAAGCTAGATCACTTGAAAAGAAAGAAGAAAAGAAAGAGGAAAAGAGAAGTGCTCAAGATATTTTCTCTGATTTTATAAAAGGTGAAACAAGAGCAACTGGAGAAATGACTACTACTTCAAATGGCAATATTATTCCTACTGAATTGTCTAAGGATATAATAAAAAAAGTTAATGAGCTTAGTGGTATATTCTCAAAAGTTAGAAAGATAAACTCTACAGGTAAGTATCAACAAATAATAGAGAAGAATAAAATTACAGCTGGATGGACTGATGAATTATCAGAGGTAACTAAATCTGATGGAGACTATGATGTAATTGAAATTGGACATTATAAACTAGGTGCATTGACTAAGATTTCTTTAGAGTTAATAAACCAAGCTAATTTTAATATAACAAATGAAATAGTAGGACAAATAGCTCAATCATTTTCAGAAAAAGTTGAAGAAGCAATAATAAAGGGTGATGGTAATAAGAAGCCTACAGGACTTACTACAAGTGGAGTAAATGTGAATTTAGCTTCAAAAACTGCTATAACAGCAGATGAATTGGTAGATATATATCATGCTATTAAAGCTCATTATATACCTAGTGCTACTTGGCTTATGTCTAGAGATACCTTAGCTAAGATTAGAAAATTAAAAGATAATGATGGACAATATATATTCCAAGCTGATATGACTAAAGAGTATATAGGATATATTTTAGGAAAACCGGTATTAATATCAGAATTTATGGATAACTTGGGGGAAGTAAGTAAAATTCCTGTAATGTTTGGAGATTTTGAAAAAGCTTATGCTGCTAATGTAAATCCTCAACAAACAATTCAAATATTAAATGAAGTTTATGCTACTCAAGGTGCCAAAGGTGTATTAGGGTTCTTATTCTTAGATGGCAAACCTATAAATGCTGAATGTTATGCAGTAGCTAAAACTCCAGCTGAATAAATTTGAGTAGGATATTCCTACTCTTTACTTTTTGGAGGTGATTAAATGAAGGTAAAAGCATTAGTAAGTTTTGCTGGTGCTTTTTCTATGTATAAAGGGGAGGAAAAGGAGTGTAATGATAAAGTTATACTCCAAGATCTTCTTAAAGCAGGATATGTAGAAGAGGTAAAGGCAACTAAAAAGAAGGTGAAAGCTAGTGAAGATTAGTGAAGTAACTATTACTGATTTAAAAGAGTATGCAAATGTTGATCATGATTATGATGATAAGATATTTAGCAATATATTATTAGCTGCAAAGAGCTATATAAAAAGTTATACAGGATTAAATGAGGAGCAAATTGATAATAAGGAAGATTTAACAATAGCTTTAATGGTGCTGTGTAATGAAATGTATGACAATAGAGTATTTTCGGTTCAAGATAATAAAGCTAATACTGTAATCACAAATATATTAGATATGTATGCAGTTAATTTATTGTAGGTGATCTTATGAGTAGATATAGAATTAATCCAGGAGAATTAAGGCATAGAATAACAATTCAAAAACTTAATAATTCTCAAAATGAATATGGGGAAGTTTCTGAACTATGGGAGGATATATTAAATGTTAGAGCTGGAATATATCCGATTAGTGGGAAAGAGTTTTTTGCAGCAGAAACAGTAAATAGTGAGATAAGCCATAAGGTTAAAATAAGGTACATTGAAGGAATAATGCCTAACATGAGAATAAAGTTTAATAATAGGATATTCTCTATTGAATCTGTAATTAACTTTCAAGAAAGAAATATAGAACTACAACTTTTATGTAAGGAGTTGATATAATGGCTAATTTCAAGATAGAAGTCATGAAGGAGTTGCAAAAGTCCATCAAGAAATTAGGACAAGTTCCTCAAAAATGTGTAACTCCAGCAGCTAAAAAAGGTATGAATATAGCTCTTAAAAGTGCTAAGAAAAATGCCCCAGAAGATACTGGAGAATTAAAAGCTGGAATGAAGTTAATAGGTGAAAAATCTAGAACTAAAGGTAAAAAAGTTTACCAAGTTGTTTTTGATAGAAGTAAAAATGATATATTTCAAAAGAAAAATAAAGAGGGGAAAGTTACAGGCTATTATCCAGCTTCTCAAGAGTATGGATTCTTTGCGAGGAATGGAAGGTATATACCAGGATTTCATTTCATGAAAAGGTCTATGGAAGATAATAGTGGAGCTATAACCAAGAAAATAGTTAATGAAATGAGTAAAAATATAGATAAGGCATTAGGTGGGAAATGATAGAGAAAGCTTTAAGATATGAATTAAATAAAGTTAGTGAGTTAGAAAATAAAATATTCCCTATGAATGCTCCAGAAGGTCAAAAGCCACCTTATTTAGTTTATATAACAAGAAAGAAGCCTTTAAAAGATTTGGGTGGAGTAACAGAAGATAGAGAGTGTTACTTAATACTTAACATTTTATGTAGTTCTTACTTTGAAATGAAAGATATAACTAAAAAGATTGAAGATATAATCATTAAGGGCTCACTAAAAAGTATAGGCAAAGAAAATTTATATATTCAAGATATAGATATTACTGATATATCAGAAAGTTATGAAGAACAATTAAAGTTACACAGAGGTATTATAACTTTTACAGTTTATTATAAGGAGGAATAAGAATGGCAACAAGAAGTTTAGGAACTGTTTTAAAAATAGGAGAAACAGCATCAGCTGTAAAGGTTGGTGGATTAACAGAAATAGGCGGTATTGAGTTAAGCGCAGATACTCTAGACACTACTACATTGGATAGTGACGGAGGATATAGACAATTTATAGGTGGATTTAAAGATGCAGGAGAAGTTAGTTTAAGTGGATATTTAGAAATAACTTCAACAGATGGACAAAAAAAGATGTATGATGCATTTGAATCTGGAGAAGAACAAAGCTTTGCTATAGAATTTCCAGAGAGTATAGGAGCTAAATGGGCATTTAAAGGAGTTGTTACTGGATTTTCTACGGGAGCAAGTTTAGAAGATTTAATTAGCTTTGGATCAACAATTAAAGTATCTGGAAAACCAACTCTAACAGTTAAAGGAGAATAATAAATATGATAGAGATTATTAGAGAAAAGGGAATAACTAAGAAAATCTTAATTGATGGAGTAGAGCAAAAGAATGTTACTGGATATGTTCTTGAAGAGAAAGCTGATGAAATAAATACTATAAAAATAACTTATGTAGATCGTGTGAAGTTTAAGGAGGAATAAATATGTATGTACCAATAGAATTAGATAAAACAAGAAACTTTAGATATGGTATGAAAGCTATGTCATACATAGAGGAAAAGTTAAAGAAACCAATAGCAAAATTAGATTTAGAGGGATTAACTATGAAAGATACAGCTATAGTTATATGTGCAGGATTAATGCATGAAGATAAAAAATTAAATCCAGATAAGGTTATGGATTTAATAGATGAAAAGGGAAATTTCTTAGAAGTAATAGAAGCAATGGGAAAAGCCTTTAATGAAGCTTTTGGTGGCAATGAAGTAAATGAAGAAAAAAACGATTAGAGGGTAACGATGAAGAATTTTCTATAAAGGAAAGTTTGAAAATCGCTACCCTTTGTGGTTTGTCTCCTTTAGAGTTTTGGGAGCTAACACCATATGAATTTAGCTTAGTGGTTAATGCTTATGCAAAGAGAAGCGAAGAAGAGGCAGAAGAGAAATTAACTCTAGCTTATATTAATGCAATGTGGACTATTCAATTCTTAGGTAAAAATAAACCTAAGCTTGATGATATTTTAAAGAAAAATCATAAAAAAGAAATGACAGATGAAGAAATGTTAAATCAAATCAAACTCTTAAATAATATTTTAGGAGGTGAGATAACTGGCAGTTAAGAATTTGCTTATTAGAGGTGGAGCAGACTTTAGCAATATGCAAACTGGACTTAATAAAGCTCAAAAAAGTCTTTCCAACTTTCAAAGAAATGTAAGCAGTATAATGGGGAAAGTTGCAGGTGTTTTCGCAGCTATAAAGATAGGGGAACTTATCAAAGATAGCGTTGAAGATGCCATGAGCGTTGAAAGCTCAATAGAAAATATAAATAGGACTATGCAAGGTAGTGCAAAAGCTTTTGGAGATTGGGTTAAAAGTCAATCACAAGCATATGGGATGAGCATTCAAGAAGGATATAAGTACGGTTCAACTTATAGTAACTTAATATCAAGCTTTCAAAGCAATACTAAAGAAATAGCTAATAGTACACAAGAATTAATGAAAGCAACTTCAATAATAGCTAGTAAAACTGGTAGGACTTTTGAAGATACAGCAGAAAGAATTAGATCTGGTATGCTTGGTTCAACTGAAGCCATTGAGGATTTAGGAGTTTATACACAAGTTTCTATGCTTCAGAGTACGGAAGCCTTTAAACAACTAGCTAATGGGAAGTCATGGCAACAATTAAATTTCCAAACACAACAACAAATAAGACTTGCAGCTATATTGGAACAAACATATGCAAGGTATGGAAATACATTAGCTGATACAACCCAAACAAGGCATAATCAATTTATTGCAAGTTTAAAAAATGTTCAGCTAACACTAGGACAAGCTTTTTTACCAATTTATAATGCTATACTACCACCATTAACTACTTTTATGAATGCATTAAGCAAAGCTATATCAATAATTGCTCAATTTACAACAGCTTTATTTGGTAAACCTAAAGCAGCACAACAACAAACTGAATCTATAGCTAGTCAAACAAGTGCTGTTAGTGGATTAGGAGATAGTTTAGACGATACTACTGACAGTGCAAATAATGCTAAAAAAGCTATTAAATCATTAGCTGGATTTGATGAAATAAATACATTAAATCAATCGAGTGGAAGCTCTGGAAGTTCTGGAGGGAGTTCGGGTGGTGGAATAGATACATCTGGACTAGACTTAGGAGAAGGTGGCTTTCTATCATCAGTAACAGAAGTTAGTGAAAAGATACAAGCTTTTGCTGATAAAATAAAAAAATGTTTTAATACATTAAAAGAATTTATTATAACAAATAAAGATGTAATAATATCAGCTTTAGCAGGAATAGCAGCTGCTTTTACAACTTATTTTGTAATGTCAAATTGGACAAAAATAATAGAAAGTGTACAATTAGCATTTTATGCATTAGGATATGCAATAAGTGGTATAAGTTGGCCGATAGTAGCAATTTCAACAGTGATAGGGTTATTAGTGGGTAATATAGTTTATTTATGGAGAACTAATGAACAGTTTAGAGATTCTGTAATAGAAGTGTGGAATAACATAAAGGAATTTATAAGTACTGTTACAACAGACATAGGAACAATATTAACTAATCTTTGGGATAAGTACGGGAAAACATTAATAAAAAATATAAAAGATTTCTTTGGAACTATACAAAGTTTTATACTAAATGCCTGGGAGAATGTAATTAAACCTATAATAGAAAATGCGTTAGATATGCTTACGCAATTATGGAATAAACACCTTAAAGGATTAGTAGAAGAGCTTGGAGAATTTATTATGAAATTAACAAATGGAGTTCTTGAAATATGGAATAAATTTATATCTCCTATTGTTGATTTTTTAGTAAAGACATTAGGGCCAATTTTTGTTACTGTATTTAACTATATAGTTGATAGTGTAGGAACTGCTATTGCTTTTATTTCAGATTTAATAAAATCTCTATTACAAGTATTTAATGGATTAATAGATTTTATTCTTGGAGTATTTACTGGGAATTGGAGCAGAGCTTGGCAAGGTGTAGTAAATATATTTTCAGGAATATTTAATGGAATAGTAGGAGTTGTTAAATGGCCTTTAAATCTGATAATAGATATGGTTAATGCAGCTATTTCCGGAATAAATACTATGATAAAAACAATAAATAAAGTTCCAGGTGTTAGTATACCAACTATAGGTAAAATTCCTAAATTAGCAAAAGGAGGAATTATAGATAGTCCAACAATTGCGATGGTAGGAGAAGCTGGGAAAGAAGCTGTAATGCCACTTGAAAATAATACTGGTTGGATAACTGATTTAGCTAATAAGGTTGCTGAAAGATTACCTTCACAATCAAGTACTAATAATAACAATGACCAGCCTATTAATTTTACTATTCAGGTCGGGCAAACTACTTTAGGTAAGATTGTTATAGACAGTATAAACAAAGTACAAAGACAAGCTGGAACTAATTTAATAAGAATATAGAGGTGATAATTTTATATGTTAAAGATAAATGGCGTAGCAATAGCTACGCCTAAAGCTTTTGAAGTTACAATTTCAGATTTAGATGGAGAAAGTAACAGAAATACAAATGGAGAATTAATTAGAGATAGAATTGCAGTAAAAAGAAAATTAAATTGTGAGTGGGGGCCACTATCTCAAAGTGAATGTTCAACTTTATTAAAAGCTGTTAAAGATGTATTTTTTCAAGTTACTTATCCAGATCCTGAACTAGGTGTAGTAACCAAAACAATGTATGTTGGTGATAGAACATCCCCAGCTTATTCAGCAATAAATGGAGTAGTTAAATGGAATGGAGTTAAATTTAATTTAGTTGAGAGGTGATGTAATTGATAAATGTAAGCAGTCAGTATAAACGAGCTATTAAAGAACCTTCTAGATTACTTAAGTCTACTATATTAATTAACAACAAAACTTATAGTGATAGTGAAATAATTTCTATAAATTATGATGAAAATTTATTTATGGAGAGTGAGTTTTCAATAGGTTCTGCAATTATGTCATCTATTGAAGTTGAGTTAAAAAATATTCAGGATGTTATTGATGATTTTATAGAAGGAAATGAATTTGAAATAAGATTAGGTATTGAAGTAAGCGACAATAATTTTGAGTTTATTTCATTAGGTTTTTTTATTATTGAAGATATAGATAAAAATAAATTTAGTATAAAAATCTATGCTAATGATAGAATGATTAAATTTGAAAAAGATTATTCAACGGGTTTAACATTTCCTGCAACTATAAAAGATATTACTTTAGATATAGCAAATAAAGCTGGAGTTCAATTAAAAACAACAAGTTTTATTAATAGTGATTATTTAGTATCTATAAAGCCAGATTTAACAGATATAACATTAAGAAAAGCTTTAATGTATATAGCTGAACTTGCAGGAGGATATTCAAGAATAACACGAGATGGATATTTAGAAATATTTAATATAGATGTTAGCGTTGAAAATAATTTTAACTATGCAAGCGAAGACTTATATACTGATGAAATAATAAATGATGAATTAAGTAATTATGATTATAACACTGTTACTGGAGATAATCTTATTACATTCTCTAATAAAGCATTTACAATAGCTAAAATAGATAAAGTAATAGTTGAGATTCCTGGTATTAAGGAAGAATTAGGGGATGGAGAAAACACTTATTATATTACTGATAATTTATTTTGTCAGAATCCAGCTGCAGTAATACAAAACATTTATAATATTTTAAGCAAAATAAGTTATGTTCCTTATGATATTAAATTGCAAGGCAATCCAGCTTTACAAGCTGGGGATAGTATCACTATAAAAAATAATGGAAGCTTAATAAATACTTTAATCACTAGTAGAACTCTTTCATATGCCGGTGGGTTAACTGAACAATATAAAGCTGTAGGGAAAAGTAATACAGAAAAACAAAGCACTGGTAAAGGTAATGTATCAGTTGAAATAGATAAAGCTAAAACTGAAATAAAAGTTATTGCTGGTGAAGTATCACAAAAAGTAAGTAATGAAGAGTTTGAAAGCTATGTTAAACAAACTGCTGAAGAAATTGCAACAAAAGTAACTGGTGAAGATGTTGAAGTATTAGTAAAGCAAAATGCTGAATCATGGGAGTTATCTATTAAAGGTAAGTTAAATGGAAAAACATATAAGTTTGATGGTGAAAATTTTACTATAGGAAGTAGCGAAAATGGAGATAAAGTAGAACATAATAATTCTCATTCAATTTATTATCATGAAGATGGTTCTTATACTAAGATTAGTGCAGATGGATTAGAGAGATATGTAAATGGAGAATCTAAAAAGTATAATTATTTAACTTATACAGGTTCTGTTTGGGTTGATAGCGGAGTTGCAACAAAAATAAATATACCTGATGAATTTAAAAATAAACCATATAAAGCGTTAGTTAGTGTTGTAAGTCTAGATGGTGAATACACTAGGCATGGAATGAGATTAAGTTCATTTTATTTGAAGAAACTTAATGTTGGTAATACTGGAATAGATGTTACTGCTGTTAGTTATTATACATGGGTTGACATTGATGATAAAGAATATTATGACCAATGCGGAAGAATATCTTTATCATATATTTTAACGTTATAGGAGGGATTAGATGGTAATAACTTATATAAAAGAAACTGGAGAAATAGTTTCTCCAGTTCAGACAAGCTCCAAGGCATTAACTATGGAAGATGTTTTTGGAGAAAAAACATCTATAATGAGCAATATTTATGATGTGGTAAATATTGTTGATAATATGGATGTTTTTAACTCTATATTTAATTACTGTGTAGATATTAATACTAAAGAGGTTAAATTAAAAAATGGCATTAAAATACAAAGGATGGAGGGAGATTAGATGGCATACAAAAAAACTCTTTGGAAAGATAGAGTTGTAGAGAAACCAAATACATATAGATCTGTAGAAAATCCTGATGGGACAATTACTCTTTATCCTATAACTGGACAAGTTATTGAAAAAGGTACACCAGTAAGTGCTGCTAATTTAAATAAAATTGAAAATGGGATTGTAGAACTTAACGAACAATTGGAACACATGATTACTTTAAAATTATTGATGGATATTGATTCAACAAATTATCGTATAAATGATTTTATTATGGTTGATAAAATAACTCGTTTACAAAATATCTATATGGCTAATTTTTTAAGGAATTTAAGAAATGGTAGTCCAGTTACAATTGCATGTATGGGGGATAGCATGACTTATGGGCATGATGTAAATTCCGAAGATAAACGAAGTGCTGACACAACACCGTGTGATAATGGTTCAAGACATAGCTTTACTAGAGCAAGTATCACATACCCTGAATCCTTACAAAAATATTTAAATAAAATATATAAAAACAATGTAACAGTAATAAATAGAGGATATAGTGGTGATTATGTTAAAAAAGGTATGGAAAGATGGAATAAAAAACATAATGCAAACTTAACAATTATTATGTATGGTACAAATGATAGTAGAGCTGATTACGTACCTGAAGAATATAGAGGTAACATTGACGAATATTTAAAGTGGTATGAACAAGCTATTATAAGGGAGATCTTATGGGGTAAAGCAGTAGTTATTTTTACACCTCCAAAGTTACAATCTTTCGGCGATTTAGATGTTGATACATTTGCAAATGGACTTATACAGTTATGTAAAAAATATAACGTACCATATATTGATACTGAATTATTTACAATTAACTATAACAACATAAATTCTGATGGGGTACATTTTAATGGTGTTGGTTACGAAATTTTCGGAATGAAAAGTGCGAGTGTTTTTGTTTCTGAAAATCTTTTAAAACCTCAATATGTAAAAGGAGGTACAAAATTATTAAATAGGCAAACTGTTGATAATTTTGTTGTTAATGGTACTTATAGTTATAGTGCTACAAGTGGAGCATATACACCGAGTGAATTAAATAATACTGGTGGAAGTGTGTTAAATCTTAATCCTGGTTCAAGCATTACATATAGTTTTTATTGTGAAGAGGACGACATGTTTGTAATACCATATATTTATACTGGAGCGGATAAAATAAAAATTTCACTAGACTTCGGATTAAAAGCACCAGAAAATTCAATTGATGCTAGTATTGGAAAGGGTGCAACACCTTTAGATAATAATAAAAGCAGTTTAGAATTTACTAATAGTGGAACCTTATTGATTAATAAAGATGAAGTGTTCACTAATGGAGTTGAGTGTTTAAGAATACCAACAAAAGGTTGGCATACATTAACATTAACCAATGAACATAGCCAAAGTACGGGAGGTACATTAGTAATAAATGGTATTGAATTTATGAATTATGATGTATTCGCAAGTTATGTAAATATTAATAAATATTATAGACAAAATTATTTAAAATACACATCACATCCAATTTTAGGTGATACAGCAAGTGTTAGTGAAATTAGAATAAAACCTATAGATTATTTAAAGTTACATCCATTTTATTATTTAGCAAATACTGAATATTGGAGAAATCCACCGTTACAACTTATTATAACTGATTATCTAAAAGGTAGTATTATTTATACCTTTACTATTGGAAATAATTCAGACACTACAATGTTTCATGGAGAAAAAGCTAGATTAGGAGCATATACAGGCGGACGTACTGTATCTAATATTACTTTAGACAATGACACTAGGGAAATTGTAATAACATTCAATAGTGGACTTACAAATAAATCAAATTTGTTATTAAAGTTAGTTTAAGAATAATTGATTTATATTGTTCGTAAAATTTAAAAGCAGACGAGAGATAGTTGCGTCGCAAATAAAGACTTCAAATCCAATGCAATACTGCACGTTTGTATTGCATTAAAAACTTAAAATAAACAAATAAAGTAAGAAGTTAGAGTAAAATCTAGCTTCTTTTTTAATACAAAAAATAAAAGGAAGGTGTAAAATGGAAAACTTATTAAACTATTTTAAAATTATTGTAGCAGCAATAGGAACGGGAGTAACTTGGTTATTCGGTACATGGGACACTGCTCTTATTGTTCTTGTGTGCTTTATGGCACTAGATTATGCAACTGGAGTATTAAGAGCATGGATAAATAAAGAAGTTAGCTCCGATATAGGACTTAAAGGTATAGCGAGGAAAACAGTTATATTTATTGTTTTAATAGTAGCAGTATTACTAGATAGGCTATTAAATACTGGAACATGGGTATTTAGGACACTTATATGCTATTTCTACATAGCTAACGAAGGTATTAGTTTATTAGAAAATTGTGCTGGATTAGGATTACCTATACCAGAGAAATTAAAAGATGCATTAGTACAACTTAAAGATGGAGAAAAGAAAGAGTTAAGTAAAGAGCAGGAGTAGATCCTGTTCTTTTAATTTACAAAAAAAATATATTAAGAAAGAAGGAATGAAAAATGGCAAACTTATTATTTGATTTAGGACATGGAGGAAGTGATCCAGGAGCAGTAAATGGAAATAGAAAAGAGAAAAATGATGTTCATATTGCTTTAACAGTAGGGAAGAAAGTTTCATCTGCAGGGCATAAAGTAGATTATACTAGAACAACAGATTGTTCTTTATCACTTGCAGCAAGAAGTTATATGGAGAATCAAGGTCAGTATGATTACTTTATATCATTCCATAGAGATAGCTTTAGTAATGCAGATGCAAATGGAGTAACTGTATATACTTATTTAAATTGTTCCAAACGAAAAGCAGGAACTATGGCTAAAGAAATAGTTAATGCAATTGCTAATGAAGCTAACTTATATAATAGAGGAGTTAAAGAAGCTAATTTCCATGTTCTTAGAGAAACTAAATGTAGTGCAGTTCTTATAGAGTGTGGATTTATAAGTAATGCTGGAGATAATAAAAAGTTCGATGAACAATATGAAAAAATAGCAACAGCCATAGCAGAAGCGATATTAAGAGTTATAGGTGGGACTATAAATGAAGATAAACAACAAAATGTAACACAATCTGTACCAGTAGCTAAATATAGGGTTAAAGTTAATGGAAAACAGATAGGAGCATATGCAAATTTAGATAATGCAAAAAGGGAAGCTGATAAAAATAAGGGTATAGTATATGACATGGCTGGAAATAAAGTTTATCCATATAATAATGATAGTACTGATGAACAATATAGATATTCTGAAAATGGAAGATTCTATCCAGATAGAACTATTAATGTAAGAACTAATCCAACTACAAAAGCTGATGCAGTTGCTACATACTCTAAAGGTGAATATGTAAATTATGATACTGTGGTAATAGGAGATAGATATAATTGGATAAGTTATATTAGTACTAGTGGAGAGAGGAGATATATGGCTATAAGAGATAAAAAAGGTGATAATAAAATGTGGGGAAGAGCAGAGTAGTTTATTAGAGAGAAAATTAATAAATTTATAATTATCAAGGCTATTAGATGCTAAAAACTATCTAATAGCCTTTTTATTTTTTTATTAAAACTGAAAATTTCATATATTAAATTAGCTTAGAAAATGCTACTTAATTTGCCTTTATTTTTTTTAGTAAAAATAATATAATTATACTGTTTTACAATTTAAACTTTAATTTAATTTAATATTTATAATATTTCGTTCGACAATTTATATATAATATTGATTAGATTACCTCTGCTATTATATTATGAAAATAAATATTTCATTATATTACTATTTTACTTGGAGGTAAGTTAATTTGAGTAAGGCACAAGTTTACGAAACATTACCTTATGATTTATCAGGTTCTAGATCTAAAAATAGATTCAGAAATGAACTTTTATGGGGATTAGAGAAATTATATGAAGTATATAAAACTAGAGAGAATTTTTGCATAGTTTTTGACTATGCTTGTGATATAGAGATTCACTTTGATAATAGATTTGAATTTTATCAAATTAAAACTAGTAATAAGGGCTCAGCATATACTATAGGAAAAATTTCAGATCCTGATAAACAGGGTAATTCTATATTAGGGAAAGTTTATATATTAAAGAAGATTATAGATGAAACAAATAAGTTTGAAAATACTAAAATTGCAATTGTCGTAAATGTTCCATTAAAAACATTAGATAAAACAATACATTCATCAGTTAAAGAACTGAATTTAAATACTTTAAAAGATATTCAATCTCAAAAAGAGAAGACAACAAGTAAAAAAATATTTATAGAAACCCAAAGTAAAGATAAAATTATAGAAAATTTAAAAGCTGAAGTAAAATCAGAAATTATTGATTTATCAGAAGTTTATTATATTAACAGTACTTTAGATTTAGTTAATCCAGAAAACACTTTAATAGGTGAAACAGTAAAATTTATTGAAGAAATAACAGGAAAAGAAGCTGTAAGAGTTATAACATTATATAGAATATTAACCGATATGATAAATGAAAAAGCTTGCTATGAATTAGCATGTAATAATTATAATGATATAGAGAAATTTAAAGGAATAACTAAAGAAGAGTTTGAATCTATATTAAAGAGGACTGTACATATTTCTAATAATTACATAAAAGAAGCGAAAAAACTTGTTGAAGATAATTATAAATCATTTTATGAACAAACAAAGCTAACCATAGGAATTTCATCTATAGTAAAAAGTTTAAATAATAACTTAGTATTACATAATTTAAAAGAAAAAATAATTGATTACATAAAAGAAAACATCGAAGAGTTTATATGCGAATTTAAGGAAATTGTTGAAAAGATATTAAGTGTTTTTAATGAAGAATTTCCTATAGAATATTCAGAACATGAGAAAGTTGCATTAATTATTTTAATGTTAGCAAAATATAAGGAGGATTTAAATGAGTAGTTTAATAATAAATAAATTATATATATTTTCACCACAAGAAAAAAAATCTAAAGTAGTAGAGTTTAAAGCAGGAAAAAATATAATTACTTCAAGTCAAAAAGATGGTACTAAACGTGGTAAATCAACACTAACAAAAAGTATTTATTATGCTTTAGGTGCAGACTGCTTTTTTGATGATGAATGGAATATAACTGATAAAGTTTATATAGTAGATTTTACAGTTGGAAATATATCATATTATATTTTTAGGTGGGATAGGCTATTTAAGGTTTTCGATAGAGATAATTTTAAACAACTTTTTAAGACTAATCTTAGAAATGAATTAGCAGCATATTTAAAGAAGATTTTTAAGTTTGCAGTAGAACTACCTAATAAAGAAACTAATAATTTAGAAATTACTCCTCCTGTTTTTAATTATATATTAAATTATATTGATCAAGATAAAATGGATGGAACAAATTTCAACTCATTTAAAGGCCTATCTCAGTACTCTGATTATAAAGAAAATGTATTATACTATCATTTCGATGTTTATAATGAAGAGTATTATAATGCAGTTAAGAATATAGAAAAACTAAATGCTAGAAAAAAAGAACTTCAAACAAAGGTTAGTTTAAATAGAGAGATGATTTATAAAATAGATAGAAATACTAATAATATAGATTATTCTATTGATTTAGATGGGTTAATTGTGGAAATGAACGAGTCTAAAGCTGAATATAGAAGAATTATCGAAGTTTTAAATAAAACCAAAAAAGGCCTAATGAAACTTAGAAACGAAAAAGAGGATCTTTTAATAGAGTTAAAAGAATTAGAAATTTTCAATAAGAGTTGTGAAAAAACTGTTAAGAAATTAAATAAACATAAGTGCCCACATTGCAATTCAGAGGTTAAAGATAAACTTGATGAAAAAATTAAAGTATATAATGAGATTGATGACATATTATATTTAAAATATGAAATAGAAAATAATATATTAAAAATAGAAAGAAAATTAGAATTAAAAGAGAATAAATATAAAGCTGAACTAGTAAAGCTAAATGAATATGAAAGTAAATTAAAAATTAATTCTAAAGAAATTAATGATATTATAAAATATAAAGGATTTATAGAAATGAAAAACTCTTTATATCTAGAAATTGAAGAGAATAATTCAGAGATAAATACCATTAACGAATCAATTAAAAATTTAAATAAAATAAAAAAAGAATATACAGCCAAAAAAAATTTCATTAATTCAAAATACTATGAGTTAATGAAAGATGACAAAAAATATTTTGGATTAAAGGAAGTAAAGGAAGATAACTTTTATAATATAAAAAATGTTATTACTGCTGGAGGTAGTAATAAACCTATAATTACTATAATGTGGTATATGAATCTGTTAAAAATTAAAAATGAATTTAATAGTAAAGCAATTAAATTTCCTTTAATATTGGATAGTCCTAATAATGTTGAAACAGATGATGACAAAAAGAAAACGGTATTTAATTATTTATTTAAAGAAATTAATTCAGATACTCAATTGATTATTTCAACATTAGGATTCAATAAAAATGATTATAAAGAATTTACGTTTGATAATATTATAGAATTAAAAAATGATAAATATAATATGTTAAGTTCAGAAGAATATATTAGATATAAAGAATTTTTAAATAAGTTTATTTAAATATTATACAAAAATATAGGTGGTTTAAGTTAATTCTTAAATTACCTATATATTTTTTATAGAAAAACTTAAAAATATCATAATAAAACTTTTAAAAAGTTCATAATGAACCACAATCTATACTTACTTATTTATATTTATTATATATTAGCTATATAATTAGCTAATACACTTCGTGATTTGCTTATATATAAAATAAAAAGGCCTTAGATTACACTAAGACCTTTTCTCCCATTTAATATCATAACCAAGTATATCGGCAATCTCTAATACTTCACTATATTTAAGAGATTCTCTTCTTATTTTGTTTGATAAATTTTGCATAGTAAATTCAGTTCCAGTACGTTTATTCAATTCTTCAGCTATATCAGTTATTGTAAAGCCATTTGATACTATATAACCTTTGATTTCATCTTTTAGAGCCATATAAACACCTCCTATGATTAAAATTATACCATAGAGTTTAATAAATAACAAAATAATTTAAAAATACTTAAATAAGTTTAATATAAATATTGACTAATTAAACTCTATGGTTTAAAATAAAATTATAAATAAAATATATAAACAAATATGTATAGGAGGTGACTACAAATGCAATTCTTAAAATTATCACATGAATTAATAACAGATAAAAATATCACATCTAATGAATTTAGAGTATACACATATCTTTTAAGTTTATATAATGCAGAAAAACAATGTAGTTATCCTTCGATTGATATTATTTCTGAAAGACTTAATATATCTATCTCTACAGTAAAGAGAAGTATAAAAAGACTTGAAGAACTTGAATATATTTCTATAGAAAAAAGAAAAGGGTTAGCAGGTAATTTTAATATTTATAAAAAATTAAAACATCTTATAACTACCAAAGTAATTAATAAAAAAGATAAAACTCCTAAAGTAGGAATTGATAGTAATGGAGAGAAACCGTTAAATGGACAAATTTCAGTTGAAGAAGCTTTAGAAAATATTGAGGAAGAGCCAAGGGTTCAAAGTAAACAAGCTTCTATAGATAATCATAATAATGTTAGAATGGCTAGAGCAGTTACAAATATAGATAATAGTAATTTTGCTAAAAAGATATTAACTATAGCTGATGAAGAGTTATTAAGAGAAGCTATAAGAAATTTTAAGAAGAGAAGAGGTAGAAATGCAACATTCTTAATTCAAATGTTAGTAGATGAATATTATAAAGCTGGAATAAAGTTCTCACAAGGAATGTTGAATTTATTAAGAAAAGGACTAAAGTTCCAAAATATAGATCAAGTAAGTGTAGCTTATTGTTATTAAAAAAGTTTTAGATTTTAAAAAGCGGAATAAAACAAGAGGAGCTATTTAAGTAAAATAATAGCTTATGAAATTATTCAGAGAGAGGTGGAATTAAATGTTTGAAAATATACCACATGATCTATTAGAAAGATTTAATAAATATCATGAGAAAGCTAAAATCTTAGATTTTAAAATTAAAGAAGATGATTGTTTTAAAACAGAAACAATATATTATGAGTATTTTAATGTTCTGGGTGCATTAAAAAAGACTACTTTTTTAAATAATGGTCATATTTATATTAATGATAATTCTTTACTTGCAGGAGACATACAAGTATTTTTAGAAAAAGCATATGGTTTAGGTAACTCTTTGTAAATGATCTTTAAAAATTTAATAATACTGTATTAATAAAATTATGTTATAATTATATTAATATTTTTTATTACGGAGGGGATAAAATGCAAGAAGTTAGAACGAGACAGGCACTACCATCAGTGTATTACAGAAATTTATTAGGAAGTGCAATTTGTACTTTTAATTCAAATAATGCTTTTATTATAGAAAATATATTAAGAAATGATAATGACTCTTCTTATAATTGGAGTGATTTAATTAATGTATCATCAGGAGAATTACTTGCTCCAATAAGTAAAACTATAACTAAGAATTCTAATACTAAAATTGCAAGAAAGTTTGAAGGTATTTTATCTAAAAGAAATAGAATTATTCATAGCTTTCAAATTACTGATAAAGATGGAGAGCAAAGATTAGCAACAAAAGATAAACATAATAATCAATTTGTTATTACGGAGAATTATTTAATAGAATTTATTAAAGAAAATGAAGAATTAAGTTCAGAACTTCATAAATTTAGAGGATACTAGATAAAAACTAATTAATATAATTATTTATTGAAAGACTTAATTACTTTAATATAGAACATATCATATATTTTTATTTTAAATTAGTAAAAAAAATAGAGAAGAAAATTGCAGAAAAACTAGATATATTTCAATAATATATCTAGTTTTATTTTATATAAAATGCGAACGTATGTTTGCAATACGAACAAATGTTTGCTATAATTAATATAAATTATACAAAGGATGTGATATTTTGTTAAAGCCGCCTATTTGTAGAGTTGGAGGAAAATCTAAACTAAGGAAAGATATTATAGATTTGATTCCAGAGCATACATGTTATATAGAACTGTTTTTTGGAGCAGGATGGGTTTACTTTGGAAAAGAACAGAGTAAGATAGAAGTTATAAATGATATAGATAAAGAATTAATTAATCTATTTAAAATGATAAAATATCATTCTCCAGAGATAGAAAGATTATTAGAGTATGAGTTTTCTGGAAGAGATATTTTTGAAGAGTATAAAAACTACAATGTAAATTATTTAACTGAAATACATAGAGCTATTAGATTCCTATATTTAATAACTCAAAGTTTTGCTGGTAAGGGTAAGGTGTATGGATATGGAACTACAACTAAGCCTAGTCAAAAAATATTTTATAAAAATATGTTAAATGATATAAAGGAAAGATTAAGTAACACATATGTAGAGAATTTAAGTTTTGAAAAAATTATTGATAAATATGATAGAGAACATAGTTTTTTCTTTTGTGATCCTCCGTATTTTGAAACTGCAGGATATGATAATAAGTTTGAAGAAAAAGAACATATTATTTTAAGAGACAAGCTTAAAAGTTTAAAAGGTAAATTTTTATTAACTATTAATGACCATGAAAAAGTGAGAGAGTGGTATAAAGGATTTAATATAAGAGAGGTTGAAGTTAATTATTCAGTTTCGAGATCTGCTGAAGGAAGAGGCAAATATAAGGAATTAATAATAACTAATTATTAAAAGAATTGTTTGAAGAGGTAGAAGTCATGGATAATATTAAAGAAATAGATAGCTTAAATATAGTTGAAGCATGTTCAGATCTAAAGTTAGTAGGATTTATAAATGGGAAGGAGCAAACTATTGAAATTGATAAAATCTGTAAAGCTATGATTATTGGATATTTAAGCAAGAAAAATAGAATTAAACACTAA